CAATACATCCAAATGATGCGTGAGCAAACCGATAAGGAACAAGCAAATGCCCGACGAGACGACAGTGGACACAGCGGGAGTGACGCGAACGGCGGAGGGTCAGATCTCGGACGGCCAGACGACGCAGACGGATCAGTCACCTTCGAGTACGACCCCGGAGACGACGGAGCCGGGGAAGACACTACTCACTGAGGATAAGTCTCCAGAGCAGGCTGAAGTCAAGGCAGCCGAAGGCGCCCCGGAGAAGTACGCCGACTACAAACTCCCTGACGGCGTTACTCTTTCGCCTGAAATCAAAACCGAAGCCGATAACCTCTTCAAAGGCCTGGGCCTTTCCCAAGACGCTGCCCAGTCCCTCGTCGATTTCTACGGAAAGCAAATTTCCGAACTCTCCTCCGCCCCAGCTAAGGCCTATCAAGAAATGACCGACGGCTGGCGCAAGGATTCCGAATCGCACCCCGACCTGCGCGGCAAGCTCGGCCCGGGTCAGGAGATCAACGTTCGCATATCCAAGGCCCTTGATGGCCTTGGCGATCCGAAGCTGGCCTCAGACTTCAAAGCAGCCATGGACCTAACCGGAGTCGGCAACCACCCTGCCTTCATCCGCGTTATCTCCCGGCTCGCCGAGAAGGTAACTGAGGGCACGCACGTTGCAGGTAATGGTCCGTCTAAGGAGGGTCAATCCCAGTCCGGACGTACGGCGCCACCATCCGCAGCCGCTGCCATGTGGCCAACGCTCCCTTCCTCAACCAGGCAATAGGAAACCATAACTCATGGCTACCATCGGCAACGTCGCGCTGACGTACGCAGACTGGGCCAAGCGGCTTGATGACGGGTACAAGGTCGCCCGTATTATCGAGCTCCTTTCCCAGACGAACGAAATCCTCGAGGACATGATGGTCGTCGAGGGGAACCTCCCAACCGGGCACAAGACCACCGTCCGAACCGGCCTGCCCCAGGCCACTTGGCGCCTGCTCAATCAAGGTGTGCCGAATGCAAAAAGCACCACGGCTCAGATTGTGGATACGTGCGGTAATCTTGAGACGTATTCGGTTATTGACAAGGACATCGCTGATCTCAACGGCAACACCGCCGAGTTCAGACTCTCCGAAGTCAAGGCCTTCCTCGAAGGCATGTCCCAGCAGATCGCCGCGACAATGATCTACGGGAACCAGTTCGTGAACCCAGAGCGGTTCACCGGGCTGTCCCCTCGATACTCCACGAAGACCACCGCCAGTTCTCAAACCGCTAACAACGTCCTCGATGGCGGCGGCGCAGCCTCGACCAACACTTCGATCTGGCTCAAGGTCTGGGGCGACGACACTGCCCACGCAACCTTCCCTAAGGGCAAGATCACCGGCCTTCAGCACCGCGACATGGGTGAGTGGCCGGTAACCGATGCCTCGGGCAACACCTACCAAGCCTATCGCGATCACTTTAAGTGGGAGATCGGTTATGTCCTCCGCGACTGGCGTTATATCGTCCGGATCGCGAACATTGACATCACCCAACTCACCGGCGTGTCCGCGGCTAACCTCATCAACCTCTTGGTCCGGGCCATCTACAAACTCCCGACCCAGCCCGTCTCAGCCGGCACCATCCAGACCTCCGACACTCCTGAGGTCCGTGCGAACATGGGCCGCTCCGTCATCTACTGCAACCGTGTCATCCGAACCTACCTCGATCTTCAGGCGATGAACAAAACCAACGTCCTCCTCCGCATCGAGGAGTTCGATGGCAAACCCGTCACCACCTTCCGCGGCATCCCGGTGCGAACCTGTGACGCCATCCTCAACAACGAAGCAGCGCTCACTTAAGGGAGGCATGCACCATGATCCTCGACGCACTCCTCGCCTTCGACACCGGGTCTCTCATCACGGCGTCAGGCACTACCCAAGACTCCGCAAACATCATCGACCTTGGCAACCTTGGTTTGCCAACCACCTCCGCGACTATCCTTGGCGTAGGCCAAGCTCGCGATATCGGCATCGGTGACGATCCAGCCCTCAAGCTCCTGGTCCAAGTCATCACCGCTGCCTCCACCGGCACCTCGATGACCGTAACCCTCGAGGGCGCAATCGACACTGCCGCTGGCGTCCCATCCACCTTCTCCGTCTGGTGGGTCTCTCCAGCCTACACCACCGCCCAGCTTGTCGTTGGCGCCCGCTTGATGGATATGGACATGCCTCGTCCACCCGCTGGCGTGGCTGTCCCGCGCTTCCTCAAGTTGGTCTACACCACCGTCTCCACCTGCAACCCAACCATCGCAGCCTACATCGTCCTCGACCGCCATGATCAAATGTACCAATCCACCAAGAACGCGGTCCTCGGCGGCTACCCTGCTGGCATCACGGTGGCGAACTAACATGAAGAAACTCCTCCTTGCCCTTGTTGCTTCCCTCGCGTTTGCGGGGGCGGCCCAAGCTCAGGTCTCCTGCGTTGGCGTTGGTGGCGTTAACAACGTCCCCCAAGTCGGCGTCACCTGTACCCAGGAACCCTCCGTCGCAACCTATGCCGCCACTGGCGTAGGTATCATTCCTGCTGCTTCCGCAACCGACATCGCTTGCATCGCAGGCTCTGCTACCCGCGTGATCCGTGTCCAATCGGTTCGTGTCAGCGGTAGTGGCACAGCTATCTCCGTCCCTGTGCTGATCAAGAAGAACGCCTCCGCCGATACCGGTGGCACTCCTGGTACTGGTGTCGTCCTCCCTGTAGCCTACGCTTTGGACAGTACCAACCCAACCTCCACCGCAACCCTCGTCTCCTACACAGCCAACCCTACCATTCCTGACTCTGCCCCTGGCATTATCAGCAGTGCCAACCTTGGCTTGGTCGCAACCACCGTCGGTGCGGCGGTAACCCCCTACGTCCTGTTCGACTACGCCGAGCGGACTTTCTCCGAAGCCCCAACTCTACGAGGCGCAGCGCAGCAAATCTGCGTGAACCTCAACGCCACTTCACCCACCGCTCTTCTCAACGTAACATTCCGCTGGACGGAGGCACCACAATGAAAAAGCTCCTACTCCCCTCGGCTGTGATCCTGGCCCTTGGCCTGGCTTTAGCCTTTGCTCAGAACATCAACAAAGCAGTCCAACTCTCTCAGGACCCAACCGGTCTTATCGGCTACGATACCTCTAACAATATCTACCTCCCTAACCACCTCCTTACCACAACCCGAGGTGGCCCACCTCCGACGGTGGCAGCAGCCAATTGCGGTACGACCTCTCCATCTGTTGTCGGCACCGACTTCGCTGGGGTCATCACCGTCGGCACTTCCGCCACCACCTCCTGCGTGCTCACCTTCGGCACGCCCTTTGTCACCGCTCCGGTCTGTCTCCTGACCCCGAAGTCCGCAATCCTTGCGGCCCTCTCCTATGCCACTGCCACTACTACCCTAACCATCACCCAAACCTCGACCGCTAACAATACCATCGCCTATATGTGCGTTAGCTCGTCGTAGGAGACCCCGATGCGAAACCTTGGACTGGCGCTTTTCCTCGCTGCTCTCCTGGGCATAGCGCCAGCCCAGGCTCAAATCGTCACTACCGCCCCATTCCCGCAGGGAGGCCAACCCAATAACCTCGTTGCCTCGGCAACTGGCACCACTGGTTCCTTCACCGCAACCCTCACCGGCGTTGCAGGCAAGTGGACCTATCTCTGTGGCTTCGTCGTTACTTCCGCAGGCACCACCTCTGCTACCCTCGGCAACATTGCAATCACCGGCACCCTCGCTACCATGAACTATGAATACGCCTTTGTCTCCTCTGGCCAGGGCATTCTCGGCGTCGCCTTCCCGGGTTGCATCTCTTCCTCCGCAGTCAACACCTCCATCGTTGTAACCCTCCCTGCTGGGGGCGCTGGCACTGTCGCCGCGATAACCGCATGGGGGTATACAAATTGACCCGCCTATTCACCCACCTAACCGCTCTTCTTTTGATCTTCTCTGTATCCGCCTCGGCGCAACTCCTTCGCGGAGTCACCGACTCCCTCTCTGGCGGAGGCACCCCTGTTGGTCCAACCTGCGCAGGGGTAATTGACCTTTCCGTGGGCTGTGCGCTGCCCATGCTTGGAGGTGCGCCATGAACAAATGGCATCTACGCTTTCTCCGCTTGGCCTACCTTGGCCTTATCTCCATCCTGCCCATCTACGCCCTGGCTGACTACGGCGCAAGCTCTGGCTCCGGCCTTCTGATCCGAGCCTTCGACGCAACCCACGGAGGCTCCGCCCTTTGCGCTGCGGCCAACACTCAATGCCAGGCCGTAGGTTTGGTCAACTCTGCAGGAGCCGAAATCGGCGTCTCCGGTGCCCCAGTACGAGTCGACCCAACAGGCACCACTACCCAGCCTGTATCGCAAGCGACTGGAACTAATCTTCATGCAGTGATCGATACCGGCTCGACGACTGCTGTCACGCAGGCGACTGGTACCAACCTTCACGCAGTTATCGACACTGGTTCCACCACCGCAGCCACCCAGGCCACCGCCTCGAACCTCAATGCCCAGGTCGTCGGCCCTGGCGCCACGGGTGCTGCGCTTGTTGGCAATCCTGTTCGCGTTGCTTTGAGCGATGGAACCAACACGCAGAATTGGCTTACCGCTCTTGCCCTCAATCCAACCACTGGTGTCAACGGCAACAACACTGGTGCGGTAGTTAATTATCTCTATAACGGAACTGCTTACGTGGCGGCGCCAGGTACGTTGAATGGCGCCTATGGAATCATCCGCGATGCCGCTGGCAACGCCCGAGGGGCCAACGTCAACGCCAGCAACCAGCTTTCCACTAGCGTAGACGCTAGTGTTCTACCAACTGGCGCGGCTACGTCCGCCAACCAAACCACCGAGCTTGCCTCCCTTTCTACGATCGCCACGAACACCGGCGCGGCCGTTCCTGCTGGCACCGCCCATATCGGCACAGTCGGAACTGCTCCTTATGCAGACGGCGCTGTGCCGATCACGGCGACCGCAACCGGCACCACGGCAGCCACCACTGCCACGCTCGCGGCTTCCGGTAGCGGTCTCAAGACCTATATCTGCGGATTCTCGATCCGCGCCAACGCAACGGCGGCGGTGACTAACAACGCCACGCTGACTGGCGTCGTTACCGCGACCATGAACTTCACCCAATGGACCGCGCCGAATGCGAGCGGTCTGGGCGTGACTGAAATGATCTTCTCGCCCTGCATCCCATCTAGCGCAACAAACACAGCAATCAACGTGGTATCTGGAGCACCAGGTACTGGTGGCGTTGTGTCCGTCTCGGCTTGGGGATATCAGCTCTAATGTGGCACCGCTTTACAGTCTGGGCACTTCTGCTCGCCGGAATTGTCTGCCTGACGCAGGTGCCGACCCGCGCTTATTGGCAGACTCGCGACTCGGCTTACAATAACCCACCTAGCAGCGGTGCTGGTGGATCCTGTTCGCAATCAACTGCATACTTCGCAGCCGCTACCACTCTCACCGGAGGCGAAAAGACCGCCCTCGATACGCTGATCTGCGGTCGAGTAACCAGCGGCGTCTTTGCCAAGCTTGATGTCTGGAACTTCCTGGCACTGACGAATAAGGCTGATGCCTTAATCAACATGGCACAGCCAGGTACATTCAACACCACTGAAATTAGCACTCCGACATTTACGGCCAATCGTGGATATACGGGAGTCGATGCCAGCACCACCATCGCGCTCGACACTAACTTCAACCCTTCGACGGCTGGAGGCCACTACACGCAGAACTCCGCCCACCTGGCGTTTTGGAGCAACACCAGCAACAGCCCGGCTCCCAGTAACGAAGTCGATATGGGATTGATCGATGTCGCAACGCCGGTTGCGAGTTACATATCTGCGGGCCTCTCGGCGGCGTCAGCTGGAAATTCGTCATACACGGCGAACGCCAACGCCTTTGCCAGTGGTGCGACCCCATCAGGAAACAGCCTGGGACATTTCCTTGCCAACAGGACCAATCTTACGGCAGACCTTGGATACTGGAACGCGGCTGACCAGATGATCATGGGCAAAGGTTCCGCCGCTCCAACTAACGGCAACTTCTATGTTCTTGCTTACAATGTTCCCGGCACCGGGGTTGGAGGTGGCTCGGCTCGCCAGATCATGACCTTCTCCATTGGTGGCGGCCTGTCGGGCGCAGACATTACCGACCTGTGCCATGCAACCAACGTTGCTCTTACCGCGCTAGGTGGTGTCTCAGGTGGAATATGTTGACTAAACGCAACCTATTAGCTGGCGCGAGTTTCTTAGCCATTTGGCGGGCAATTCCTTCGCTCGCTTGGACCCATGGTAATGCTGGCTCCCCACCTCCCGCAGGATTCGGCGGCAACCCCAATGTCCAGATCACAGCCATCGACGTTAGCGGTGGCATCGAGCTGTCTCGCTCCTCGGGCCAACTGCCTGCGTTCTTCCAAGCATCAGCCATGAACATCACCGCGACTGCGGTTGGTGGCATTGTGCAGCCCTACGAAGACCTTGAATACACTTGGACTCTAACTCGCGCTGGTGGCTCTGTTGCCGCCGAGAACTTCACCAATCCATCGATCTATCCCTACTCCACCGGCGGTCCGACCGTCAACGCCAACACCGACCAAACCGGCCCCGAGGCTGCATTTGTCTGCCGCGTAGCTGACACATATACCGTTACCCTGACGATTCGGGGCGCTAACGGCGCAGGCTTCACCACAGCTACCGCAACGACGACTTTCACTGCCAGCACCTTCAATGCTTCCGGTGCAGAAGTGTGGGTTGATTCTGCTGCTGCTGGCGGAGGCAGTGGAACACTCCTGTCGCCATTCAATAATCTAGGCGATGCTTTCACTGTACTTAACGCAGCGGGCTTCACCAACTGCGCGATGCATTTGAAGCGTGGGTCGCTTTTTCTCAATGGCGCTGCTGGCATTGGCAATGGCAATACTACACCGGTCAACGGTTTTCGTGTCGATGCCTATGGTGTCGGGGCCGATCCCATCCGTGAGGACAACGTAAATACATACGCCCCCATTCAATTCAGCACTGGGTCTGCAGGATCTTCCGGCGGTGTATGGTTGCAGGACATCGTCATTTCAAATGTCGTGGCTAAATGCGGACCCGGTAACACTGCGCAGATTGCCTGTGGCTTGCTTGGTCAAAATGACGACCCATTGCTGGAGGTCAATGATTTTTACTTTGACAATGTGACGGTGATTTCAACTACAACAGCGGCTTTAACTTCACAGGATGTTTTTTGCCTAACACCAAATACCGCGTTTGGGGTTCCTCTTAAAGTGCGCGCAGGTTGTTGGAATGTGAAAGTCTCAAGTCCAATTACTGGCAGTCCTCCTAACCGTATGGGCATGGACATTGCCACTTGGGAACAATGGCTATTCATCGTGGGCGGATCAATCGTTGGCTGTGGTCAAGGCGGAGCTCAGGATCATCACATCTATCCTGTTATTCAAAACAATTTCCTAGTACGATGGATGGATTTCGGCACGAGTGTGTTAAATGGTACTGGTGATCCTACGCGGTCTTATTGCATAAATGGAGATTTCAACAATCACACCACCGCTTTCAGCAACTATTCCGGCGGGCCGACTGATAGTATAATTGGCGGTGTTCTGACTATTGGCCTGGCAGCTAACTCAAGCCCGCCGTTCCAGGTCGGGATGACACTGTTCAATCCAGCTATCATCAGTCAAGTAATTGGTACGATCACGTCTCTAGGAACAGGGACAGGCGGGGCTGGAACCTATAACATCAGCAATGGATCGATTTCGATACCATTGTTTACCTGCATTGGTGTGGTGTCGACGGCCTATGCCCAATATTGGTGCATGGACAGCAACTACTTCTTTGGCACGCAATATTCCTTGGACCTGGATGATGGTTTCAACTGTGCCCTTTCGTGTCAATGGAAGAATGTGGTTGCACAAAAGAATGCAATACCTAATCTTACTCTGGGGGCATATTTCGAAACTGCGGGATGTCTTACGGCAACATTCCGGGACAATCTTGCTTGGGGAATACAAGGTCAAGGGTTTTCAAACTTTGGTATTAGTGGTGCCGTCGCAGCTACCATGGCCGCCACTTGTCGCTACCAACTTTATAGGAACAAAATATACAACGCACAAAGTGCGGTGTTCAACATCGATGGCGGAACCACCCTGACCGCAACCAGGCCTCTCGTGTTTACGGACAATCAGATTGAAGACATAAGAACAGGGAGCACTTGTTCCATTGTTGAACTGCAGTCCGCGGCAACACAGCATGCCACCTCGATCATCGATCGTAACAACTATCTGTGCCCCAACGCCACCAATGGCGGGACGAACGCTTCGCAGTTCAACAAGGACAGCGGCTCGGTGCTGACCTTCACCGCTTGGCAAGCCCTCGGCTCCAACTTCGACCCCAACTCCACCGCCACCACCGCCGCGTTCCCTACCTGGATCGACCCAGCAAATGGACACTTCACATAAAGGAGATTTTAATGGCACGTTGGAAACTAACCGAACCACACTATCTCTATGGCCGCCCGCCAGACCTCGACGAGGTTGAATGGGAGTACAAGGAAACCGATCGGGTCAACGGCCGAGAGCGGCGGAAGCGGTTCAAAGTCCCCTTCTACTTTGAAGCTGAAACTCTCGTCTGCCTTGAGGGTAAGGGGCTGGCTTCGGACTCGATCTTCGAAGGCACCCCAACCCCAGCGATGGATCCGTTGGACGCCGAGGCTGAGGCTATCTCAGCCCAGCACGCTGCGTCTTGGAAGCACCCAATCGAATCCCTCCCCGGTCAGGGCTTCAGCGCCAGCCTTCTGGGCTCGCTGGAGAAGCAACTCGCGGAGCTCACTTCCAAGATGCCGGTGCCTGCCGTGACCGTCACCGAATCCGGTGTGAGCCGTGCGGAGTTCGAAGCCCTCCAAGCCCAACTCGCCGAACTCATGATGCAGAACGCAGAGCTTCAGGCGAAGAAGCCGGAAACGCGTAGGGTCTGATGGCAGATGAAACCTCCCAGGAAGTAACCCTCGAACGCATCGCCCGCGAGATGAAGATGATCCGCGAGATGATGGTGAAGGTGATCTTCTACATCAGCGAGGCGGAGAAGGAAGTCCCGGAGAAGATCCGGCGGTTTATGAACTACATGCATGACCTTCATGATATCAAGTACATGTACGAAGAACTCGGTCACACGGTCCCAGCCCACCAACTCCGTGAGATGGAACGCTGTGACGACCGCTTCCGCCAGCTGATGACGGAGCAAAATGCCGAAGGCGGGACGTTCAATAAAGTCCGCCGCGACATGGCATCCGACCCCGAGAACCGCTGGGATCACACACGACTGCTAACCAAACCAAAGGAGAATGGTGAATGCGACAAGGATCAGGACATAACTCAATGAGCGCTGGGAAGCGTGAGCCTCGAGCCCACGCAATCTCCCCTGCGGGTGTGAGTCAAATTGGCTCGGCCATGGGCAACCACGCAACCGATACCGGAAAGATCCTCCACGGCTCCTCGATCTCCATGGACGCCGGTCGAGGCTTTGAGGCCCCGAAGGACTCGGGGAAAACCATCCACCACGGCGGAAGCCAGAGGAGGCATACATGAGTGTTAACTGGGATGCGGTGCATAAGTTGCTTTCGATTTCGGATCTGGCTCACCAGTGGCCGAGGTTGAAGGCACTGACCGATGCTGCGCAGCGTGAACTCGAAGTCCATGCAGAAGGCGCAGCCAAGGAGAACGCCGATGCGGTGGCAAAGAAAGTTGAGGCCGAGAAGCCCACTCCTACACCCAGTCCCACCCCGTTCTTCCGGCGCACCGAGGAGGTATAAATGGCTCGGGATATCCTCTCTGAATACGGCCCTGATTCCCCCAGCAACCAACGCCCCACGGCGTCGTCGGGTGGGGTAACCCAGGCCAAGGAACTTCCCTACTCCCCACCGAAGGGCCCGTCTGGACAGATGAGCCAGAGCGTCGGGATCGGTGGATCCAACCACGGTTGCTGCGGATCGCAAGGAAGGCACTGATTATGGCCGATACTTGCGGCACTTGTATTTTCTATCACACGGCAAACGAGTGCCGCTTCGCAGCGCCCACCATGAGTCAAGCGCCATTCAATCGGTGGCCTGTTGCTCAAGCAACAGACTGGTGTGGAGATGGTATTTCAACTAGTGATGCACATCGCTTCTCGGCTAAAACTTATGGAGCCGAATTAGCTGCGCTCACTGCATCACTAGTTGCGCTTGCCGAAGCTATTTTACCCACTACACCTAATCCTATACCTCCAGGAGTATAAGATGTCCTCCCAACTGGACCTTGATCAAGGCGGAACTTCCCGCGAATGGGTCGATTTCTATCTCGGTCCTAGTGTAGGTTGGGTGCGAGTCCCAGCGCGAAACCTTTTTACTATCACCGTCGCTGGTACCTACACCCTTGATCCAAGTACTAATCTCGTCCACGTAAACGTCGCGGGGGACGTGATTATAATCTTACCCTCTGCGATTGACCCTACTGTGCCCGCAGGCGTTCTCCCCGGTAACTATGCTAAGAACTCGATCGGAATTGTAGACATTGGTGGGTATGGTGGTACGAATCCAATCACAATCCAATCCAATTCTGTGGCTGAAACCATAATGGGCCTGCCCTCGATCCAAATCACCTCCGCTTATGGCGGCTTCGTTCTGTATCCATCTAATACCTTACGTGGCTGGACAAACCAATCATGAGAAAGCTCCTTCTTATCATCGCTCTGCTTCTTGCCCCCAGCTTGGCGCAGGCCCAATGCAATGGTGTGTTTCCACCAAATACAGTCTGTGGAAGTTTAACCACCGCTCCACCTTCTGCGGTGCCATTCACTTCATTCTCCGGTGGTGGAGGTGGGGGCGGAACGGTAACTGGCGCTGCTGGAGGACAAGCGACATGGTATGCTGTGACAGGATCAACAGTCAGTGGCAACTCTAATTTCTATCTGCCAGTCACGCCCAGCGTTGCTGGACAGGTGCCGACTTCTGCCGGTGCAGGCACGCCTATGACATGGAGTGCTGGCGTTAGAAGCGTAGGAACATTTACCCTTACTGCAAACGCAACTACTACAACTGTAACAGTAGCGAATTGCTCGACATCAAGCTTTGTGGTCCTCTCTCCACAAACGCAGGATGCTGCAAACGACATGGCTACAACTTCAATCGTCCCTGGAACCGGGCAGTTTGTAGTAACCCATGCAAATAACTCTCGTGTTGATCGAACTTTTGGCTATATTGTAGTAGGTGGATGACAATGACAAATTATCTTCGCCAGGACGGTATCTTTGCTGCACCTTCGTTAAGCGGATGGTACAACGTCAAAGACAATTATGGCGCTGTGGGCAACAACGTTGCCGATGATACCACCCCAATTCAAAACGCAATCAATGCCGCGCAATCAGCAGGGGGAGGAATCGTTTTCTTCCCTACTGGAACGTACAAAATAACCACTGCTCTAAGTGTCACCAGCCCGATCACGCTTATGGGATGTGGTGCAGGCGGCCAAACCACCCCGCCGTCTGTGATAATTCCGACTGTTGGGATCAATGGTATCAATATCGTTCTTGCTTCGTTAGCTAGCGTGGAACTTAAGGATTTAGCGATTGCCTATCCGTCAGCGGCTACGGCTTCTACAACTGCAATTACTTTGAGTTGCGCTACTGCAAGTTATACCCAACATTGCTTGTTTGATAATTTATATATCCGTAATGCGGATACATGTATCGGAATTAATAGATCAGTATATTTTACCATACGCGCATGTCTTTTTGACGCTTATGGAACAAATGGAGGGAATGGACTGATAGTTCAAAATTCAACCAACACTGATGCAGGCGATTATAGTATTGATGGCAATACGTTTGCGCCAACTAATGGGACAGCTATAATTTTGAACACGTCAGGGGGAGCCAGGATTATCAACAATAAGATGTTTGCGCAGTTAGGCGGGATTATTCTTAATCTCCCTAATGGGGCGACTTCTAGCCTCGTGATGATAATTGGGAACAGTATTGAAGGTATCGGCGCTCCTAACAACAATGCTGCCGGGATTCAGTTTAATCGGGCTGGAGCAACTGGCTCTATAAGCAACGTCATAATCAATGGAAATGAATTCCAGGGGCAAACAACATCGAATACATCACGGGGTATTTATGTCCCAAACGATGCCAACGGCAGATGGATTACGAACATGTGTATTAGCGATAACATCGACAATACCGGAAGTGCGGGAGCGCACATCTTTGCTGATATCGATAGCACATCTCTTTTCAGCATCATCGGAAACGTTGGATATCTCCATGGCAACCCTGCCAATCAGTATATGATAGCAACGCGTGCTGGCGCCGATCTAGGGGTTGTTGGACCGAATATTCATATAGCTGTAAATGCGAGTGCGATTGGAAGTACAAATACAACAACTATTTCCCCAACATAGAAAACTTAAACTATGACCACTAATCTTGATATCGCTAATCGTGCGTTGCAGGCCATGGGCTCACGCACAAACATGACCCAGGCTGAGTTCAATAACCAAACCTCGAACGAGGCGATCCAATGTCAGCTTATCATGTTTCAGCTTCGAGACGATCTAATTCGTATGGCTCCTTGGGATTGCACAACAAGGTGGGCACCACTTGTTTATATCTCGACTATCCCAGGCAATCCAGAAAATCCCACCGCAGGTGCGCCACTTTGGCAGCGCGGTCTGCCTCCGCAACCTTGGTCGTATGAGTATCAATATCCTGCTGATTGCATCCGTGCAAGGATGATTATCCCTCAGTACACCACCCAGGCAGGCGGTGTTCCGATCTACCCCGCTGGGACCGTCACCGGCGCAGGGCAAACTGGCTGGACAGGTCCTGCACTGAAGTTTGTTGTTGCCACCGATTTCTTCCTCAGCGTAGTAAATGCTGTGATTGTATCCCCAGGGATTAACTACCAAGTGGGCGACATTATATTTCTTCCCCAGCCAACCTATACGTTTGTGCAAAACTCTGCTCCAGTTGGGCAACCACAAAGTCTTACGACTTATACTATGAATGCCGGGGCTCCTGCTCTTTTTGAAGTCACTGATATTGGAATTGGCGGAACTATCACTTCAATAGCCATCATTAATCAAGTCTCGGGCGAATCTGCTCCTCTTGGCGGCAGCTACTTCTCCGCGCAGTCGAATCCTGTTTCTCAAGGTCGTGCTGTTAGTAGTATCACTACCCTCCCAAGCAATGGTACTGGGGCT